CTGTCCGAAATCTTAACATTCAAAAGACCTTTCTCATAAATCAATTCATCCAATACCAATTCTCCGCTTTGGCTATAAACTGCAATAAGGGCAGTAGGGTCGTTAGTAAACCCAAAGTCTAATCCATATCCTATTAGTTTGGCATCAGTACTTACATTTGAAATAACATTGTAATCCCTAAAGATAACTCCTTCTAATTTGCCTGTCAGTCCTCTAGCATATACCTTCCACAATTCTGCATCCTCAATCGCTTCTATCTTCTCGTGTATTTTATCATCAAGGAAAGGGTTGTGCCTGTGGTCACTGATAATTAGTTGCACATGTGGCTTACCTATTAGTTCGTGATGCACCCAAAATTCTATGTTAGGGTTGTAATCCACATAGGTCTTACGCTTAGTACGGATATACAATTCATCAAATATCTCCTTAGTGATACCATTGGCTTCGTTAATGAATAGGTAATCCCTTTTACCTGACTTAGCATCCTGAGCATCCTCGTAGCTTTTAAACTCCATTATAGAACCATTTACGAAATAGTAAATCCTATCGCTTTTGTTATAGTCAGCTATAAACTCCTGCAGTATTTCGGAATGTTCTAGTATTGTTTGGGCATCTCTTAACGCACCCACCTTTAAGTTAGGAATATCCTGCCCTACTATTGTAATGACTTGATTGTCATCCTCTATGGCATGAAGGAAAAGGTTCTGCAAGATACTATAGGTCTTACCGCTTGATGTGCCTCCCTGATTGACAACAATGTCAGCCAAGGAATTGCGGTTGCTTTCAAAAACAACGCTTGTTTCAAATAGTTTATTATCTGCTAACATCTACATCCGTTTCTCGGTTTGATAAAGGAATTTCGCTTCTGCTCACTACTACCTCTATTTTGCCCTTTAGTTCGGTTTTATTGTTCGTGTCGATAGTTTCCCTAGGTTTGCCATATACCCTCGTTAAAAGGGTGTCTAATGAGTAAAGACTGCCCTTCTCCAAAGACTTCTTCATAGCATTGGCAATAGTTTTTTCTAATATGGTTGCACTCTCATCATTATATACTTCCTTTAACTCATCAAAGGTCATAGACATCATTGCTTGAATGGCATCATTTACTTCACTCACTTTGTATCCTTGCTCCTTTAAAAGGCTGACATACTTTCTTGGGCGACCTTTTGGATTGCCACTTTGCCCTTTTTTAAATGGTATCAAATGTTCTTTGCTCATTCTGTTATTGTTCTGTTTTAGATGTATCTAAGAAATTCTGCCCTAGCTTTGTCATCCTCTTTGAATACTCCTAATAGTTTGGTAGTTGTAGTCCATGTGTCGTGCTTCTTAACTCCTCGCATACACATACAAAGGTGTTGTGCTTTTAGGCTAACTGCTACTCCTCTTGGGCTTAGTTCTCCCCATATTTTCATAGCCACTTGGCTTGTAATCCTTTCTTGGTTTTGAAATCTATTTGCAAAAAGGTCTAAAGTTCTAGCCAATTTACTTAGACCTACTATCTTTTTATCAGGTATGTAAGCAATAACTCCTGTTCCAAAGAATGGTGCGGTGTGGTGTTCGCATAAGGAATAGAAAGGTATGTTGCTTTGCACTATCATTTCATCCGTACCTTCGGCATCAAAGCTAGTAAAGTTAAATTCCTTTGGTTCAAGGAACTCCCTCATAAACTTTATATACCTTTTAGGTGTCTCTTGTAACCCTTCTCTTTGCGGATTTTCTCCTAATTGTCCTAAAATACTTTGAAAATGCCATTCAGGACTGCCTTCTTGGTATTCTCTTATACTCCTGTTTTCTTGTTCCATATATCAATATGTAATCGGTTAGTTAATCTTAAATAGTTTTCTTTGCATAATTCTGCAACTAGTTCCTTTGTTTCTTTTAGTTCCTCTTGGTTACTACCTGCAGGCATCAAAGTAATTAATGATTTGTCTATACCATTAATTGACTTAATTTCCTCCCAATCTTGTCTGCTTGAAACAACAAACTTAAATTGTGTGTTGTATTTAGATAGTTTAGTTAAAACCTCCTCGTTTATTCTATCTTCTAATGGCATACCACTATTGGCTAGTTTAGGCGATACATTCCATTGGTCTACTAAATTTAACATATCATCACTAGGCATGATAGTTCCGTTTGTTTCTATCTCAATAAAAGGAAAATCGTTTATTTGTTCTACTATGTATTGTATGAAGCCTTCTATATTCTTTTGCTGAAGCATTGGCTCTCCTCCTGTTATGATAACATTTGCTCCATTTCTAATTGCTTCCTGACATTCAATAGGTAGTATTTCTGCGTAAGGTTTGCTTTTACCTTTTATCCATACCTCAATACTATCGCATCTCCATGTTGCACCATCGTGTAATTTGCCATCCTTTTCAGTTCCCTTGCCTCCACACATTAAGTTACAACCTGCTAGTCGTACAAATACTGCAGGAAATCCTGTTGTCTTACCTTCTCCTTGTATTGAGTAAAATACTTCGCTAACTGCCAATTTCATATATTACATTACTTGATTTTGTTTCTGCCAATTCTATCTTAACTATTGGCAAATGAGTTTTGATTTGATTAAATATCCATATAGCCATATTCTCTGCACTTGTTTCAAAAGGTAGTTCAATGAAAGGTTCGTTAGCCATATTCAATACATCACATAAACTATCTTCTCTAAACAAAAGAAAGTGATGGTCGTATTGTTTTATGATAGGCTCTACTACTTTGTCTATATCGCTAAACAACATAGTAACTCCATCCTTCATTTCATTAAATTTAAAATGGCATACTACATTATAGGTATGACCATGTATTCTACCACACTTCTCTCCTGCATTTTTGTTTCTATGTGCGGCATAGAAATGATATTTTTTCTCAATTATCATATAGTAAATTTAAAATGTATGCTTCCTCGTGCCAAATGTTTAGTTCTGCTCCTTCGTAATCAGTAGCCATTATATAACCTTCTAACCTTCTGCCTAGGTCGGACTTGTATCCTATTTCAGGATGTTCTCTTAAATTACTAATGGCATTTTCTATTACTTGTACTGCATTTGTGCAATCAAAAGGAGTATATAATCTGTCCTTAGGTATAAACTCCTTGAAACTTCTAAAGTTTGGATACACAATATCCGCACCAAAGATTGTAGCCTCAATAACAGTCCAACTAACATAATCCTGTAATGAGGAGTTAAATTGTATTTTACATTCTGCCAATTCATTATAGTATTCCTCTTTAGTTAAATTTGCTAATAGTTTAAATCTAGGTTGTATAACGCTATACGCATATAGTTCCTTTACTATATTTGGTAGGCTACTTCTAAATTCCTTGCCTGAGGTAGTTAGATGCCATTCCCAATCAGGGTGTGTTTCTAGAAATTGTTCTGCTACCTGCAACATAAAGTATGGATTCTTCTCCTTATCTAAACGGCTACTGAATAAGACAACATTCTTTTTTGTTGTACTATTGTGTAACTTATTTCTAGTTGCTTTTAAATGTATTGGTAATGATACAACATGAATAGGTGCTTCAAATCCTGCAAACCTTAATTGTTCTCTATGTATTGTACTTGCAACAAATATACCTGCCAATCTTCTATCTAAACCTAGTTCGTAATGTCGCATCCAATAGGACATAGGATAGGTAAAGTCATATTCATCTACGGATTGAGCATGTACCATTGCGTAAATTTTAACCTTAATATTGTAAAGGTCAAGTGCATATAACACACTACTGAATCCTGAAGTCCAAAAATCTTGCAGGTAAATTACATCACCATCCTTAACGCTTCCTTCTGCGATTGCAGTTAGAAAGTTATCACACTGAGATAAACTATACTTGCCTCTGCCTACTGCATCCAATACAACACCTACCTTAATTTGTTGGTCATTGTCGTAGTTGCCTTCTACCTCAACAAACCTTACAGGGTATTCTTTAAATGTATCAGGTATCCACTCCTTACATAATTGGTAAGTGTATCTAGCTTTTAATGGCTCTAAGCCAAAGTACCATATTGTTTTCATATTGAAACTATTGCTCCGTTTTCATTATCTTCTAATACCACAACGGAAGTGGCATCAAATTTTAATAGTAGTTCTTCAGCTATACTTTCACAACTTTTGTTATCAAACATTACAGGTTGTTTGCCTAGATATTCTAATACATTTCTTTTAAACATTATGATTTCTATATCCCTATCATTATGTTCTACCTGTTTAGTCATTGTAATATGGAAGATATGCCTGTGTGGATAGGTTAAGAAACTAACTTCAGGAATATCGCAAGTACCCCACTTATGGATACCTTCTACCTGCAGTTTAATCACGATTTCTTTTCGCAAATTTTTCATAGGTTAATGTATTTTTTTCTAGTTCTTCGTTTATGTATAGTATATCTCTTAGGTCGCTTACCTTAGCACAAGCAAGGAATAAGTTCAAGCCTCTTTTTTTACAATACTTTTGGTATTCAATATGTGCCACAATACTTAACATAGTTGCTATACTATACAATCCTTTGTGATTATCTAAATTACTAAAATCTTTTGGTGTTACCTTAAATTTATCTAGTAATTGTTGTATCTGCACAGGTAAAGCAACCTTTCTTTTCAATACATCAATATATCTCGGACCTTTCATTCCTTCATCAAAGTATCGTAATATTCCAAATACTTGTGATGCTTGTACCCAACTACTACTATCAACACTATGCAAAGGTAACTGCAACATATCAGGAAACTTTACGAAACCTAATCCATGCATCAATGCCTGTGTGTTTTTATATACATCTTGGTATCTTTTTTGCATCCATTGTCTATAACTAGTTACACCACCTGCAACACAAATGTGCGGATTTCTAGCTACTGCCTCTTTTAGATAGGTATAATCATTATCATAGGTAGTAAACACAAACATTGGGTTAAGGTCTCTTTTTAACATTAGTTCGTAGTTATCCTTACTTGCCTCGTGGTTATTGATAACATCTAACATTACATACTTCTCGGAAAATTGTCCAAATGTATCTAAAAACTTGCAGTAGTTATCAATATTTAACCATCCCATCTTACCATTGGTATTGTTAAATAAAGTAAAGGCACCACTATCAATCATGATATTTGTGATGCCATCTCTACTAGGACCGAAAGTAATATCACATAACTTTTTTGACTTACCTAAGTATGCGTAACTGACTAATATGTTTAAGTGCGTATTATTTGATTTCACAACCGCTATATGATGTTGAAATAGTATCCTTGATTAATTGTTCTATTTCTTTAATCTCTCCTAACCAAGCATCAGGCACAACTATTGTAATAACATTGTCCTTTCTTGCTTCAGGTGCAGGTAAATTCTCATCAATGTAATCTAATTGTTCCCAATTTTGGTTACTGATAATATCTAAACCCCATTCTTCTAGTTCAGTATTATCCCATTCATTAGCAAGTATATCCCAATCCCACTCTCCAAATCCAACATTATCCTTGATAACAAATTCTTTTTGTTTTTCTTCACTCCAATCAACTATTTGAATAGGCACTTCAGTCCAACCTGCTTCCTTCATTGCCTTCAATCTCATATTACCACCTAACACAACCATATCGGTATTTACAACGATAGGTCTAACCTTAGACATTTCAGGAAATTCCTCAATAGATTTTACTAACTTGGCAAACTTGCCATCCTTGATAACTCTAGGATTGTTAGGATTAGATTTGACTTCAGTAATTTTAACGACCTTGACCTCGGTAGTTTCGTTCTTTTTTGTCATGTTTATTATGTGTTTTTTGTGCTTTTCCGCATTTGCGTTTGCCAAAGTTAATCTTTTTAGAATCGCTTTTTACTTTTGCCATTTAAAACTTTTATATGAATATCCTTTAAATATTGTTTAAACTGCTTTTTGTCTCCAAACTTTTCGTGGCAGAATCTACATACTGCCATAAGATTTTCAATTTGGTCTTTGTCGCTTCCTCCCATTCCTCGTGCATCAATATGGTGTATGTCTACTGCCTTATTGCCACATATTTCACAAGCTACAAAATCACATTGGTCAATACAAAAGTAATCAAAATATACTTTAGTATGTTTTTTCATTATCTATTTGTTCTAGTTTTCTTTGTGCCCAACTAACTCCTTCATCACCTCCCCAAGCTAACCACATCAAAGCACCGCAGTCTTTCTTTGGGTCGCCCTTACTATTGTCTCTATGTCTTTCAAAGGATGCCATTCTAGCTATTGTATCTCTAGAAATGTTTTCTCTACTAGCTAACTGATTGGCTCTTGCCCAACCAACAGGTGTTCCGCACTTAGTTCCATATTGACTTTTGA